CACTGGTTGCTGTTCTTCAACGACATTTTCTTTTTCTTCTTCTTTAGGTTTAGATAAATCAACTTTTATAATATCATCAGTTGATTGTTTTTTTATTGAAGGTCTACCCCTCTTCTTTTTAACCTGTACTTTTTCTTCTACAGGTTTTTCCTGTGTAGTAGATTCTACTTGATCTACTACTGTTTCTTCTACTTTGTTATCTTCCATAATATAATATAATATAAATTAAAAAAATTGTAATTTGTTATTAAGCTTCTGTAAAAGTCTTATATGCAGCTTTCACATCATCTGTCCACACAGCATTTGCTATTGCTTGTACATTAGCTGCTTCACCTGAAATATCAGTGGCTGTATGTGTCCAACTGTTGTCTTCTGCTTTAGATGAATCAAATGGAACTAACACATGTCTATGAAAAGATCTTGTTAATTCAACACCATCTTCTTTAATAATTGTAGCTGTTCTAACTTGAACAGTCCAATCACTAACTACTTCTATTTTGTCTACTTTTACTTCTTTTGTTATTGCCATAATTTATTTGTTTATCCGCTTTTTTATGATGTTTGAAAACTAAATGTAAATATAATGATGTTTTTACCACTATTACCTCCATCCATGTCGCTAGCTTGTAATTCAATATCATTTCCATCAGAAGCATCTCTATATACTAAATAATTTCTTGTTGATGTACCATAGTAAATTGCTCTTGGATGATCTCCTCCAAAACTGTGTGCATAAGAAACAATACCCATAGTCATATTGCCATTAGCGGAGGCAAAAGGTTGACCGTCTAACTGTACATAAACACCATTCCAAGTGCTAGTATTTGTGCTTAAAAATCCCCAGCAAGTTACTTGATTACCTACTTTAGTATAATAACCTGTTTGAGTGTTGTATGTAACTGAAGAAGATACACTACTCGTTACATAAGTTGGCGTCCAAGTACCTTCTTCGTAATCATCTAAAGTATTAGCATCAGTGTTTGAGGTAACTCCTAAACAAATACCTTTTCCAGCAGTTGAAAAAGCTATATCACCATTTTCTACTACTAAATCACCTCCAGCCCCAGAAGCACCAAAGGTAAATGCTTGATTACCATTAGTGTAAATTCTTATTTCACCTCCATTACCAGATGATGAAATTCCAGACTGACCACTAGCTAAAGCAGTTCCTTCAAATTCTATTCCTTTTGAAGAAATTAAAACTCCATCAGATTCAATTGATAAATTTTTTACAGGATTACTAGTATTATCTCCATTTGCAGCGGTGTAAAATTCAAGTCTAGCTCCATGATGTTGCTCTCCAGCCGCAGTAGCTTCATCAGCAACAGCAGCAATTACTGCACCATCAGCAGTTGTTAAATCATGTTGAAACACTACTTCACCAATAGTATTACCTGCTACAAGACTACCTAAAGCTTTAGATGTAGCTAATATAAGTTGTCCTTGAGAACTACCGTTGTCTGCTCTAATCTTACCATTAGTTTCAAGCTGACCACTGGTTAATGTTAACAAATCAGTGTCAGAAGCACAACCTATATTGCTAGAGTCTGGCACTTCAATGCCTGTTGATGAAAGCTGCATACGTTCTACTTGAGCAGTACCGAATGCCATTGCTTCATTAGCATGCTCATACTCAACATATCCTTGATACTTTTCTGCTCCAGTAGATCCTTTAGCAAAAAATAAAGAGCTAAAAGTATTATTATCATTTAAAATAACAACATTGCTACCTGCATCAACGGAATCTACTACTAATCCTCCACCTCTTACAAAATAACTGCTAGGTGAAGTAGTTCCAATACCCACATTCCCTGAAATATTTAATGAGGTAAGTGTTCCTAAAGATGTAATACTCCCCTGTGCTGCAGTTGCAATAGTCCCTGTTATTGAGTCTATATAACCCTGTTCCCAAGACTTGCTTGATGTACCTAATTGACCTTCACCATCTGCGTTAGGTACTATGTTTTTTGTTGCCATTTTTTACTATTTAGGTGTTAAATCTCCATTTGTATCTACAGTCCAATACCCTTCTTCACCGGGTGATACTGCAGGTGTTAATTCTGTACTACTTACATCCCATGAATCACTAAAGTCATAAGCAATACTAGGTATTGGAGTTAGATCATTACCACTAATACTCCATACATAATCCTCTACCGCTACTGCAGCAGCAGGTGGGAATACAGATAAACTTATTCCTAAACCCGGCATTAGTATCCTAAGTAAGCGATTACACCACCATCAGCATCAGCTGCTATTGTAAAAGTATCCCATCTTCCAAATATTGTAAGACCTTTTGGGAATACATTAGATGAATCTATAATTTTACCTCCAGATGCACCTGTTCCATTAGGTGTTGATGTACCACCAGCACCCACTTCTCCTGAAGCATTACCCACACAAATACCAGTTGTTCCATCTGAAGCAGAATCTTTAGGTGTTGGTGAAAGTTCACTAAGTGTTGTATCTGCTAAAAATTGTATTGCAATTATTTTACGATCATCTGGTGGAACTACTTGATCTGTATGATCAGTAAATATAGATCCGTTTTGCCCAAAGTCATAACCTGTTCCGAAATGTACACTCATATTGTTTTTGTTTTATTTATTTAATCAAACCACCTAAATTAAAATTACCAACTACATCATTACTCGCTGACTCAAAGTTTTTAGGTGGTTTATCTTTTTTCCTTTGGTCAATTAATTCAGATTGTTGAGATGCTTGAATTTTAGTTCTATTATCTTTACGATCTTCTTTTTCTTTTTCTCTACCTCTTACACCAGATGTTTCTAATTGTTTAAGTTGTAAGTTTTATTGAAACTCTAATTGCATAAGTTCTTTTTTAGCAAATGTTTCTTGATCCATTTTTTGAGATTCTAACTGAGCTTTTAATTGTTCAAGTTGACTGTTAATTTGTACAAGTGATTGTTGTTTTTGTACTTCAGCTTGTGCTGCCACTTGTTGCGCTTGTGCGTTTGCGTTTGCTTGAGCTTGAATGTTTTGTTGTTGTGCAATTTGGTCTCTTTCAAATTTTTTCTTTCTTCTTATCTTGAGTAATTGATTTGCAAGTTTAACATTTTTAATCTGTCTTAGATCTATAGCATCTTCAAGGTCAATACCTTTCTGAGCTACAGCTACCTGTATGTTATTCTCAAGCATACCTTTCTCCTCTTCATCTGGTTCTAATTCTAAAAATATACCAAAGTCGTGTATGTGTAAGTTTTGTAATTCATCTAGTGTAGCAACATTATGGACACCTATACTTTGTATAAAAGCTTCCCTAGTAGGTGAATATTCAAGTATGTCTGATATTCTAAGTGATAAGCATTCAGCAGTTTCTGCTGTTAAAAATAACCCAGATTGAAGTATGTGCCTAGTGGCTGTATTAGAGTTTGCTGCTGCAAGTTTTTGAACACCTACTAAAGCGTTTTTATCTGGTGTACTACCATCTCTAGCTTCATTTAATCCAGTAACATCTCTTATCATCTGCATATAATAGTTGTAGTTAGCTATTAATGTTTGCATTTTTTGACCACCACTACCGCTAGCTATTTCTTGAATAGGTACTTTACCGGGATTCATATCCCCATCAGAGGTTAAAGATCTACCAACTATACTACCAGTTTGAAAGAACATGTTTAGAGCCTCTTGTGGATTATAGTTTGTACCATTACCAAGATCAACTTCAGCAATACCATCAGCATCTAAATAAACTCCATCAGGAACCATCCTTGACATCACTTGTTGAAGTTTAAGATGAGTTAACTGTATCATGTCAGCAAACCCAGTTATTCTACTAACTAAAGATTCTATTCTACCTTTATAAAGCCTAGGTGCTACAATAGCATAATTCATTTTAACCTTAGAACTATCACTTTTAGGTCGCATCATGTTTGTTGCCATCTCCCATTTTAACAGTGTCTTAGTACCTACTATTAAAACTCCTTCATATAAAACTTCTATAGATCTAGATATTTTTTCAAAGTTAGAGTCTAGTACATCTAAGGGAGGGTTAAAGGTGTCATCTTTAACTAAAATCTTTGATGCACCTGTTGCAGTTTCTTTTATTTTATAAACCTCATTCATGTATGTCTTATAATTAAAATACAAGACATCTATCTGATTGTTGTCACTTTCATCGTATGAAGATCTATTATTTTTTGCTGAACTATTATTAGGTTGTTTAGATATTTCTTCTAAATCCTCTTCAGTTAAGTTTGGAAACTCTATTTTTAGTTCATTTATTGGTATAGTCTTTATTTCTCCAACATAATATATGTCTTCAAAATTAGGAGATTCAGTGTAAGAGTAAACTAAGTTAGCAGGGTCAACATATTCAACTTTAATTCCTTGAGATTCCGTAAAAGTATTTTTTACACAACCAATACCTAATACAGTAAGATCATAGTAAAATCTTTTCTTTGTAAGTTCATATTTGTTAGATTCAAACAAAACATTTATAGCTTGTTCTTCTGCTATCTCTATTGCTTGTTTGTAAGTTAATTGCATGTGTAAAGAAAGCTCTTCTTCTGAATCAGGTAATTTTTCTTCTGGAAAGTTAGCAATATCAACACCAAAGGCTTGTTTTGTAAAAGCATTTAATTCTTTAGTCCTCATGTCAGCCAAAAGACTTTCCATGTATTCAGTTCTTTTACTTATTCCGTATGGGTCTTGAGAAAAAGCTTTTATGTCATAAGTTCTATCGGCAATACCGTTAACTACAACATCTACAAACTTAGGTATAATAGGTACCGGTTTCCAGTCTAGGTTTAAATAAGATAAATCACCGTTGATAGACAGTTCATCTTTATATTTTTGAATAGATTGTTCTCCCCTAGCATACAATCTTAACCTATGAAAATTATCAAAATTTGTTCTATATCTATCACTACCATAATCTGTGTAATAGAACCATTCACTCTGTATGGCTTGAGCAACTTTTAACCCATACTCTGGACTCATCTTTTCGAGATCACTAACTACCTGACTAGGAAAATAACTTTTAATACCTGATTGAGCCATATTCTTCTTTTATTAATTTAGATGACGATCCCTTGTTTTCATACTTAGCAAAGCCAATATTAAATTTTGTTTTTTCTCTTTTTACAATTGGGGTGTATAAGTTTCTATTACAAGCCATAATAGACAACCCACTACTTATTGATGCATCAAACTTAGTTCTATTATTAATATCAAACCTTGACCAATCGTTTAGTGTTTTATTAAAAAACATATCCCCAAAGCTACCATCTTGCGTAGCTCCAACATGTCCTTGAATATACATTTCAATAGCGGCAGCATGAGCTTGCTTTATGTCTTCACTAGAGTTTGGTATACCACCTATTTCTTTTTCTGTTGTAGATAATTTATTCCAAACTTTATCAGGTCTATTCATTGAATAACCCCTATACCCCCTTCTTTTTAAATAGTATAATAACCTTGGCTTGTTATTTTCAGCCAGTATAGGCATACCATAAAACACAAGTGCCATTAATACATCTTCAAAAAATATTTCTGCTGTTTGAGGTCTAGCAATATATTCTAAAAAAAATTTATTTGGAGGTGCATCTTCCATAGAAAACTTTGTTAATCCATGTAAAGCTCCTTTAGAACCCTGACCGTCAACAGTACCAGATATATCATAACTATCACATCCAAAAGCACCTATATGTTCGTTACCGGGTTTTTTACCATTATTAGTTTCTATTACCTTATTCTGTAAATGATTTGGTGGTATCCAACTAATATTAAACCTACCTTTCGGATCGGGATAAAATATAACTTTTGAGTCTTTAATACCACTCACCCATTGAAAGTTACCAGTTGTTATACTAGCTTGATTATTAACACCTTCATTGTAATCTATCTGTTCGTATATTTTTGTTAAGTTAAATATACTATTCTT